TCGAACCCCTGCGGCTGACCAGCGCCTGCTGGCGCTGTGCTGCCCTGTGGAGCTCCGCCAGGTCCGGCTGGCGCTCCTCCCCCACCGCCACCCATGAGGGCCGCCAGTGGGTCCTGAGAGGCCGCCTGAGCCTGCTCCTTGGGCTTGAACACCTTCAGCACAGCATCGTGTACTGGAGTGCCCTTCTCCCTCTCCTCGATGAGCTTACTCATCTTGGTGAGGGCGTCCGTGGGATCGACCATACCCTGCTGCGCCATCGGAAGAATAGCCTGCATGTACGCCATGATCCCCTGCTTGAGAGCGTCAGTGAACTGCTCGTTGTCGATCTGGGTCTGGAGCTGAGTGACGTCCAGATCCATCGGAAGCTGACGCTGAACGAAGTCCCGAGAGACCAACTGATCGCCACGAAGCTGGAGAAGTGCGACGATCGCACGTGCAGGGTCCTGGCCCGCCGCGAAGCCGTAGGTGACATCAACAGTGTAAGAACCCTTGATGTCCCTAGCTGGTACGTACGTCTCCTCGAAGGGCGTTCCCTGGACGACTCCACTGACTACCTTCTTCTCTCCGGCCCACAGCTTCTCATCCATCTCGAAAGCCAGCTCCAGGGCCTTGGCGAGAGCTGCGGAGATCACGGACTGTCCCGTGGTGATGACAGTGTTGAACCCGCCCATGAGCGCCTGAACGCCCTTGCCGGTGATGATGCTGGCGTCAATGTTTCCGGAGCGAACCTCTGGAGACCTCATGGCCTGGCGTGCCTCATTGTCCAGCATTGCGCCTTCCTGGAAGGCGTACTGCGGAACGTCTAGAGCCACACGACGGACTCCCTCAGGGTTGTCAGTCCTGATGATTGCGTCGTCTCCGAAGGTCATCTTCTGAACATCCCGAGGAACGGCGAGTGGAGCGCGAACGCTCTTCTCGGTCGCCTCAAGTCCAAGCAGTGCCATGCGGGCCTTTGCTAGCTGCACCCAGATGGCATCGTCGAACGCACCGCGAACCTCCATGTCGAAGCCGGGACGCTTCGCAATGGAGACGTAGACCTTGCCGAGAGGATTCGGCATCATGTCTACGATCTGGTTGCCGTGGTTCGGCAGGAACATGGTGATCTGATCGGGGTCGCAGTACTTCACTACCTCGATCTCGCGCTCTGCCCAGCTCATCTGATCCTGGCCTGCCGTCTCGTTGTGCTGAAGTACTCGCATGAGGTGTGGGAACTTCGCCACGAGGTGGATGGCCTCTTCACGCCAGACCTTGGTGTAAGACCTGACGCGACCGTAGAGATCAAGCTCTGGGTAGACGCCCATGGGATTCTCCACCCGGATACGAGGCATCTTATCCTCGAAGTCGGGCTCGATCACATAGATCGCCATACCGAATGTGTTGTAGTAGTCGCAGAAGGTGACCTGCTTGCCGGACTGGAGCTGAGAGTGCTGAACGTAGGCGTTCGCAATCTTGGTCCTCTTGCCAGAGAACTTCCTCGCCCTGTCCGTGGTGATCACTCCGGATGCACAGTTGATCGATGGCATGCTGCCCATGACCTCAGCCATGTCTCGCGCCGAGGTGTCGATCAGGTTGGCAACGATGGGCTTGGGCCATGCGTCAGGCATGGCACCAGGCATCACCGTGTCAATGTCACCAGAGCGAACATCGTGCACATCGCGCTGACGCTGGTCTCGATCAGCCGCTGCTCGACGCAGCGCCTCAATCTTCTGCGCCACCTTGTCAATGGTCAGCGCCATGTATTCTCCTTATGCCTGAGGAACCTTCAGCTTGTCCCAGCTAGCCTTGCCGGGGTAGCCGTCTGCGGCCTGTCCGGTGTACTTCAGCTTGCGCTGCCACCAGGCGTACGCCTTGATGTCGGCCCGAGTGAACTCTGGACCTGGCCCTTCCTTGTATCCCTTGTATCCGGCCTTCACCAGGGCCTTGCCCATCTGGGTGATCAGGGGGTGTCGCTTACCCAGTCGGAAGAAACCATTCCCGGGGAAAGGGGCATAGACTGGTCGAGGCTTAGGGACAGTCCCTGAACCGGAGGAGCCTGGGGCTCCTCCGTTCAACACCGCCTGAACCTGGTCTCGGAAGGAAGTCATGTTGACACCCTTCGGATCGATCTTCCAGTTCGACCACTCCAGGTGACCGATCACGCTCTTCGCGCTCCACCCGTAGAAGCGGCAGATGGCTGCCGCGAACTTGACCATGGCCTCGATCTGCGCTGCTGGCCACGGGTCGACGCCGTCGCCACGATTGACGCACTCTGCTCCATAGAAGCAGTCGTTGCCGTCGACAGCCCCAGCCGAACCCTCGTGATACTGAGGATCGGAGGGAGAAGCTCCGTAGCTCTCGTTGATGACCTCGGCCTTGACGTCCGGGTCACCGCCACCGGCATGGTTCGCACGGCCCTTGGAGATCAGGTAGACAACGCCCTTCTTGTTGATCAGGGCGTGGCACTTCGGGCCTACCAGGTTCGAGTCACCATGGTAGACATTGTCGATGATTCCCTGTCCGTCACCGGACACGGTGTGGTGCATCATCACGCCGTTGACCGGACCGAAGGTCTTGCCAGTCTCGTCGTCACGCTCATGAGTGCGCCATTCCAGGTACTCCACAACCTTCAGCCCCTCAGCCTTGAGGGCCTTGAGGAGCTGGTCAGCCGTCATAGGAGTTGCCATCAGTTACCCCACCAACTTCCAGTTTCGTTGGACATGCTGGCCTGTGCCATGTAGTCCAGATCAATCGTGATAGAGCGCTCGCGGTCGCGGGGGCTCTGGTACTCGTTGGACACGTGGAACACGTTGTCCACTTCTCCGATCAGTTCCCTGGCCCTGATCTCTGCGAACCAGAGAGCCATCACTGTGTCGGTCTTCTTCTTGGTCTTCTGTCCTGGAGGCAGAGGCTCCCAGGTGGTGAGCTGCTCGATGAGCATCTTCACCCCTTCACCGCTACTGCGGGAAGGCAGGTGGATCAGGTTCTCTCCACGCTCCCACCCCTCGAACAGGACGGACATGGAGGCGACGCCGAAGTCGGCGTCCCACTTGTTGGAGCCGGTGAAGTGCTCACGGAGGAGGCAGCCACGAGATCCGAGGAACTGCTTGATGTCACGGTTCTGCGTCACCATCAGGTTCATGGCGTTCTTCTCGATGCGCCACTCGTTGATGTTGTACTTGACCGTCAGCTCCTTGATCTTGTCGAAGATGTCGTCAGGCTTGAGACTTCCCTTCGACCAGACGTCCAGCATCCACCTCTCCCCGGAGTAGCGATCCACCCCCAAGACCACAGCAGCCGAGTGGCCCGTCATTGCTGGGTCGAAACCTCCCACAATGTACAGCCCATCCATCCCGTTTCGACGGTGGCCAGGTGCACCCTTCGTCATTACACCCGCAGCGCGCATTCCATCCACACATCCGGTAACCGCCTTCATCGGGAAGATCGCATCCTCGACCACGGACTCCTGCATATATACGAGAGCCCAGTTCTTCGGGTTCATAGAGGCGCGGCGCTTCCTGAGCGCCTCGCCGGTCCACATGGGCCAGAGCCCATCCTCGTACTGCTCTACGAGCTGACGTCCTGCGATGGACACGGGTGGACGGTTCGTCTTGGGCCAGAGCGTTACCCACTCCTCGGGAGTCTCGCCGTACTCAAGTACGGCGGGCTGCGTCAGGTATGTCCACGGGCTCTGCTCTTCTCCGTAGTAGTCGTCCTTGATGATCTCTCCGTAGAGATCAATAGGAGCGAGTCGAGTTCCGACGAGAAGGATACGGCCTCCGGGGTACGACAGACGGTTGTACACCTCTCGCTGAAGCCAGTCCATCTGCTTCTCATACTCGTGAGCATTCTTGCCAGTGACACAGTCGTCCATGATGATGAGGTCGGCACGGGATCCGTAGATGTGTCCACCGATACCCAGGGCCTGGACGGTGGGGTCCTTCTCTCCGGAGTCTCGCGTGGAGGAAGAGACGTAGATGGAGTCGGCGGTCCATGCCGCCGCTCCTGCATCGAAGCCGCCCTCTGGGCCGAAGTCGATCTGGAGCTTCTGGTAGTTCTTGTTCTCGGAGGCGAGACGGTCCTTGATTCCACGGAGGAACCTCTTGGCCATCTCCTGCGTCTGAGAGACGATGATGACTCGGATGTTCGGATCCTGGCAGATCCGGTACGTCACATAGTTCATCGTGATGGTAGTGGACTTGGCGTGCTCGGGAGGTGTGTTGATGAGGAGGAACTCAGGCTCACCCTTGATGTAGGTCTGGTTCTCGTGCAGGTTCCTCGGCTCGTCACCCTCCAGCACATCGATCCACTGAAGATGATGGTTGAACAGTGTAGTATCCAGGTACTCCTGGGACCACTCCGGGAAGGGGAGGATGTTCTCCCTGTTCTTCTCGGTCTCATCGGAGTTCTGCGTCATCAGACGCAGACGGTCCATCTCGTCCCTGAACGCTCCATCGCTCTGACGGAGGTACTTGTACTGGGCCTCCGTGAGGCCCATGTCCAGGCAGGCCTCCTTGATCGACTTGCCGTTCTTCACGTACTTGATGAAGGTCTCCTTGCGGACCTTCGTGTCTGACGCACCTCGCTTGAGGTGCCTCGTCTCCTTGGCGGACTTGGGTGGAGTCTTCAGAGTCCGACCGTCCTCGGTCACGTACAGCTTGGCCATCCCTGGCTCTACCCCTCTTAACTAGTTATACCGATGCAACTCAAACGCCGTGCGGCTCAACTACGGAGTCTCGGCCTAAGGGCCGATCCTCTGATTGGAGGAAGGATCCCGAACTGTGTGAGGGCAGATACCTTAACTATGTTCGACTGGGGTTCAGCGCCCTAAGGGGCGCTGTTCCCTCTCCGGTGGAAGCTCGTCAGCAGGGGGTTCAGCGAGGCATCCATGTGCTCTCTAAGTACCCCTAGTTATATATACCCATCCTGAGCGGGTTTCTGGACAGGGTACTTCGTGTGATCTACGTCACACCCTCACAGCCCAGTAGTACCAAGGGTTCTGGGGAGCGGTGTGACGTAGATCACATGTATTTATGGTGCAAATTTATGGGGACTCACTCCCCCATGATCATCCCCGCTTAACAACCCTGGGGTAGCTTGTCATGACATGGCAGGGCAAACCGGACATCGGACATCGTGGGACATGGTAGGACATGGCAGGGCATGGGCTGACAGGGTGGGACATGTGTGGACGAGGGCTGGCATGTGTGGACATGTATAGACAAGCGGGCACATGTATGCATATATGCGCAGATGCTAGGCAGATTGGCCTCATAGCCTGGGATATGCAGGCAGAATGTCCAGATTGGGATGGTTTGTGAGGGAAAGGACTATACCACCCCACTACATCCCAGCCTGCCCCACCATCCACCCATCCCATCCACCTTGCCCCACTGTGCACCCCTCCCCACGCGCGCGCACGTTCCCCCCTATGATCACGTGAGTGTCCGTTTCATCCCGGTCTGTGCCGGTGTTTGCACTGCGAACGGTGAATCTGGGCAGGTGCAAACCGGACATATCTGGATGATCTATCCCACTTCTGTACCAACATCTGTACCAAGCTGTCCACTTTGCCCCACTGTGCACCAATCATCCTGCTTCTTCCTCCGTCCTGCCTGTGACCAGGCAGTCTCACTTGCTGATACGGACATATCCGGACAAGCCGGCGTTGCAGTCTGATTCGCACTTGCACATCTCATGATCATTCCCATCGTGATCATGCCTCTGACCTGGGGGTGTTGACACATCTTTCTGCAAAGAGGAGTGTTCTCCCTGTCACCGCAACACCCGCTCAGACAGGGGCAAGCGGGGGGCCGAGTGCCCCAGGCGACTTGCTAACTCAACAGCGTGAGTCATTCTCAAGTGGGCGAAGTTTGCCCACAGAGCGCGCAGCTTCCATAGAGCGTGCGAGTGATGGTGACAAGCATCGCCCGTGCCACACGGCACGGGGGCCCACAGCGTTCTGACGCAATGTGCGGACCGCACCCTCGCTAGGGGGAGCCGATAGGCAGTGCCGGAGCGATT